TAACACCAAAGGGAGGAACATCATCTTCTATTTGTTTCATCTTTTCAGCAAATAAAAGTTCCTTTAGATCGACAGTAGATATATTACCAAACGCTTCTGAAGAAACAAACCACGCAAACATGACTAAATTCATAACCAAATCATCATGATTTCCTTGACTTGCTTCGTACGATGAACCTTTAATTTCGAATGTAGTAAGTTCATCGATTGTATTAGCGTCAACTATTGACACTTTTCCAAGTTCAACTAAATCTTTTAAATTCGAACAACCAATGCGTTTAACTCGTTTAGTCATCGTAACACCAACACCTCCACGCTTTACAGAAGATTCTACAAAAGTATTTTCATATTCGTATTCGTAATAAACATCATTACAAACAACTTGTCCAACGTCATTATTTTCAATAATAACTAATGCCTCATTATACATTCGAGCAACTTTAACAATAATATCAGGAAAAATCATAGGCGATATCATGTTATCACGAAATGTTGCCACTTGCTCAAATCTTCCAGTTGTAATATCCATCACAGTAAACGTAGAATAATCTTGTCCTCTACCTTTTGAAACGTCAACACACATTACATAAGTATGATCTACTTGAGGAGCTTGATAATAGTTTACATTTAGTTCTATTTTCTTGGGGTGTTCAGGTTTTAAGCTTAGTAAACAATTTGAACTTACAAGCGTATTCGCAGTTCCTAAAAAGTTATTACCATATTCCTGTTCAAATTGCAACTCAGATGTATTTGCTATTGTTTCAGCTTTCCATTTTTCATCTCTTCCTGGAACATCAAACCAATCGATACGTGAATATTTAAATTCGTTAATGCCTTTTTGAGCACCTTCATATATCTTATAGAACATATTACCAACACCATTTGCTGTTGATGTAATAATTACCTTTGTTTCGGCACCGGCTGAAATTACAGGATATGTAGAAGTATAAAACTCAGCATCTCTTTCGACAAAAGCAAACTCGTCTAAAAATAATAGGTCAATAGAAAGACCACGAATGGAACTACCTGATGTCGCAGCTGCAACAATTTTCGCGTTATTTGCAAAAGTAACATTACCTTTATTTAATTCTTTACATCCTGGTTGTAAAAAGAATGGCAAATTCTCAAGCGCTAAAGTAATACGACTTAGCATTTCTCGTGCAGTAGCACCCTTATTTGCTAAAATCGCAATAGTCTTTTCAGGATTAAAGATAGCATACCATAAAATATAAATTACAGTTGTAATCGATTTACCTGATTGTCGACATGCTAAAACAATATTAAAACGATTCTCGTTAAATGTTTTAAAGAGTTTCTTCTGATAAGGATAAGGTTTAAAATCAACTAGCCCTTGACTAGGTGCGATCACTTTAATATATTTAGATGCAAAATACTCAGGACTGCTCATACATTTCATGTACTCTGCAACTTCTTCTTTCGTAAAATTTTGTGCAACATTATCACCCTTCACGAGTGGGTTACCCATATATCCATCACCGGCCATAATATATTATTCTTCTGTAACGTTTTTTATTTTCTCTTCACCTTTTAAAAACTTTTGCAATTCAGTTGTTGAACCTACGAAGATCGCATTGTTTGTAGTATCGCCACTTTTAGATTCTTTTTCTTGTGTTATATCTTTACGAACCTTTTGTAATTTTACAAGATCTTGAGACATTTGACTCGCGTCTTTGATCATGTTTGATAAAACTTCAAACGCCCGAGGATGTTCTGACTCAGATGCAAGTGCCATCATATGATTAATCGCTTCAGACGACTGATCAATCAATTCTTTCATTTTCTCTCGAGAATATTCTACATCCTTCTCGGTATCATTTATGATTTGCCCTTTATCGACTTCAGTCTTAGGCTTTTCAACAATGTTTAAGTTTTTTTCGAGAGCATCAAGTATTTCATTTTTAGCCATGATCAAATCCAAATGTGGTTGTAATAGTATCACTATCGTCTAATGGTGGTTCATCACCTGCGTCAACTGTAATTCTCACGTTTTCTTCACCAGTCGGGTTATTTGTTTTTAGCGTTGCGCGATTTTCTGTGTCACTATAAAAGAATGTATCAACAATACGAATAACCTTACCTTCGCTTACACCTCCTGCGAATCTTACTTTCATAGTAAAATCGAGTGTATAAATGATAGTGCGTCTTGTTTCAAAATCTCCTTCATAATCATCTTGTATCGATGTGCTAGTTAATATAATAGGTACATCTGTCGCAGTTCCAGGACCTTCCATATCCTTAATTGCTACAGTATATTCGGGAGCAAATGTTGGAAGAATTTGTTCAAGAATTTGCAAAGCATCATCTTGGTTTTTGGCGTATATATTCAATTGCATTCCAATCGTATAAGGAACACTTTGATTTACTACGTTTGTTTTAGCGGTTTCTCCACTAATTGGTAAACACCTTTTGTTAAATTTGTTTAGTTTACTACCAGTATCAAAACTAATATCAGTAATTTCAAAACTCATCCTTGGAAGTTTAATCGCGATTGAAGCATCTGTTGATGCTACGGTATCAGCCTGAATACGTGCTAAAAACTTTTTACGAGGACCATACGCAATTGGTACGCGAGTTTCGCCAGTGCCCTGTCTTACAATACGCATATTATTAAATAGCGTTCCAAAAACAGCAACTGCTTTCTTCATTGTTTGATTATAAAAATATTGCCCTAACATATTACGTAGTGATATTCACTTCTCCAAATGGGTTTGTTTCAGTGAAGTCAATAAAGTCTCCAGCGCTAATAGCATTTTCAAAATCTTCGTTATCTGCAAAAGGATCATTACTATCAATTGAACTAAAAGCATCTATTGAAGTAATTTCGTATGAAGCAGCTGATGTGGCACCTATGATATTACCGGTTGTACCTGCACTTGTTGGTGCAAATAGTGTATTGCTTCCATCACTTGCAACTTGACTTGATATTTCTATTTTTCCAGCCCCGACAGTTGATACTTCTCCAGTAACAGTAATACCGCTTGTAGCATTTAGCTGTGTAACATCTTCACCTACTTGAAATGTACCACTACCAGAGCCTAATGTTAATTCTGTGCGAGTTGCATATTTTGTTTCAAACACATCGACTGCATCAATACCTGTATCAAGTGCTTCATTACCATATTCAAATAACTCACAAGTTAACTTAAACGTAGGAAGATTTGCTATTTGATAGAAAGGCGTTTCGTCTTCAACAAAAGTAATTTGGAATAAACCTTTTACAAGAGGGAAGTAAATTAAATCACCTTCTTGTGGTCGTGATTCGGGTGTTGGTTGGAATCTACCTACAAGCTCTTCCCAACGTCGTGTTGCAAGAACCAACGTCATTGAATCACGTACTTCTACACCAAACTTAGAAAGTAAATCTCCATCACCTTCAAATCCATCAGTATTTTCAACATACATTTCAATTTGAAATGCTTCACCAAATTTACTTAACGCATCTTCATTAAAGATCGCGTCGGTATTGACTATTGTACGAGGAATGTAATATACATCGTGACCATAGATCTTAAGAGCCTCTATCGTGATATCTTCGTAGAGTCTTTTTTCCGGTGTTGTTCCTTGAGAAAAATATACATTTCGTGGCATAATAAATTAACCGATAAAATCTAATGGTGGCATTTCATGTTTCAACTGCATTGTTTCTTCAAGCTGCTGAATTTCTTCTTTGGCATCATCAAATATTTGACGGCCATTTAACGTTACACCACCGGGTAAAGTCATTCCTTCAAATTTAATTAAGTTTAATCCCCATTGACGCTTAAATAACGCTGTTACGTACTTCTTTAAGAATGCATCATTATATACATCAGTATAAGTTTCTGGATCAAGCGCTTCGTAACCATCTAATACCACATACTGATCAAGCATATTTTTTAAAGTGTCAGAATGAAAGTTAACACGATTTTTATGACGCGACCATTCAATCATTTCGTACATACCATTAATATTGCGATCAATTAACGACATATATTGTTTTGCCATTTCATAATTTACAATACCACCGTGCGCAGCATTGAGATCAAAAATGTCGTTCAAATGTATTTGATAATCTACAGAAAAAATAGATGTGGTATGTGTATTACTAATATTAAAAACATTATTAATAGAAAGAATGTTCGCGCTATTTGGAACTTCGATATAACCATTATCAATATCGGTTTGAGTCACTTGATGTTTACGCAAATTACGAACTACAGCATCACCATGATATTCTTGATAGTATTGAATAGCTTCATCTATACGATCTTCTAACTGATCGTCGTCTACATTAATCTCAATTACAGGATGCCCTAAAGCTCTTAAGCAATAATCAATTAATTTTTGTCTTGTATTAGGTGTTGCCATATTTCTATTTATACTTTATACGTCGTCATCGGTTATATAAGTACCTGAAATTTGAAATGTAAACGCCTTAGTTCCGTCTGCTGTAAAATTAAATGGGTGAAAGTGAAAATCGTTTACTTTAATGCGTTCGTAATTCCATCCTACGCCTGCGCCAGGTGCAGGTCCAAATTCCCCTTGACCTACACTTTTTTCGAAGAATATAACACCATTTGGACTAGAGCCAACAGAGCCGCTGTACGAATTATCACCTAAATTTTGCCAACCTTTTCGAGGATGAACCTGCACGATCATCACATCGGGACCATCCGAACCTTCTATTTTTGCAGAGTGAGGAAGACCAGTAATGCCTAGTTCATCATTAGTGCCAGCTGTTTTAAATGCTGAATCAAAATGAGTGACTTTAATAACAATGTTAACAGTAACTTGCCTGCCTATCTTAACGTAATAACCTTCTTGTTTGGAATACGTGCTTTGTTCAGTTGTGCCATTTAGCGCTAGCTTTGGTGCGAATGTTCCATAATCGTATTCTTTTAGTTCTTTACCGCTACCAATCTTTAAACTTTCGCTTATTAAAACATTGCCACCTACATCTAAGGTTGCCTGTGGAATGCTACCAGTTCCAATG